CGAAGCAGGGGCAGCGGTCGCAGAGTGCGAGGAGCTTTTGCCCCCGAAGCACGATGCGGGTACCGCAACCCGACATTATCGAGCATTTTGGCAACGCAGATGCCGTGCCGCAGTTGCCGGAGCGGTGCTTAAGCCGCAAGGTGGGAATTGTGTGGTGTTGCCCTTGACATTTGACAAAAAAATGCTATACTGCTATTGTTAATAGTTATAATGAATCGTCAGTTAATATGGGGTGCATTAAAGAATATACATTCCGATATTCAAATAGGAAGAAAGAAGATGTGCGTAATGAAAATGAAGAAACTGACCACTTTCGTTGCCTGCGCCGCTATGGCTGGTGTGTTCGCTACCAGCGCATTTGCTGCCAATGATGCACAGGTTGCCCGCGCTCAGGATTACCTGAACTCCAAGGGCATTGCCTACACGGTTACCGCTTCTGATGTTGACAAGGCTCTTGCTGCTGGCTACACTGCCGACAGCCTGGTTGCCAAGGCAAACGAGCTGCTGGACCGTGCAAAGTCTGATCCCGAAGGTGCAAAGAACGAGGCTGTCAGCATCCTGAATGCTCTGGGCGTTTCTGTTTCCGATGCAAAGGTTACCGTCAACGGCAACGATATCACCATCTCTGCCAACATCAACGGCACCTACGTCCCTTACAGCTTCAGCAATGCCGATACCCATCCGGAAATCGGCGAAGCCATCAAGAATGGCACCTGGGGCGTTGCTGAAAGCACCACCACCGCTGCTGCCAGCCTGAAGAGCGGCAATGGCGTTATCAAGGCTACCGGCGACAATGCTGGTATCGCTATGCTGGTTGCTGTGGTTGCCATCGCTGGTACCATGGGTGTTGCTGTTCGCAAGAGCCGTGACGCTGAGTAATCACGCCTAACTAACATGTTGTTCGCCGCGGCGTGCCGCGGCGAATTTTTTTGTTTCAGCGTCAGGTATGGGCCGCAGCCTGTGCCTGAACGGGGAGAAAAAATAAATGACGCACAAGAACGATTTTTTGCGCAAAGGTCCGGCAGGGCTGGTGGTAGTGCCACTGCTGTTTGCGCTGGTCACGTTGGCGCTGCTGGCGGTCATGTTCAAGGTGTTTGCCGCACCGTACTACTCGCTGGTAGAGTGGTTTATGGAAACCAGCGTGGTGGAAACCCAGCCCAAGGACCTGTTTGATGAGGCAGCCCAGACCCTGACCAATACGGAAAATGACCAGACCGCACAGGAAGAGCCGGAACAGGAAACCATCCCGCTGAGCAGCATTACCTACCCCAGCAAGGGGGACCGCTATGGCCGCATTACCATTGCGGGCACCACGGTGGACGCGCCGGTGTATTACGGTGACACCAACAGCATCCTGAACCGGGGTGTTGGTACTTATGTGGACAGCAGCGGAGCAGGCATCCCTGGTGAAAGTAAGACTATTTTGATGGCGGGCCACAACAACACCTTTTTTAACGACCTGCAGAGCGTTGAGGTGGGCGATGTGGTGACGATCGAGACCCATTACGGTACCTACACCTATACGGTGGAGCGCTGCGAGGTGCGGGATTACCAGGATACCACCACGTATGACTTTACACGAACCGATGAAAACCTGATCCTGTATACCTGCTACCCGTTTGATGCGCTGGGCTTTACCCCTAACCGCTACTTTATTTATGCCAGCTACACATCCGGCCCGGAGCTGGATGCTGACCGTTGAGGGAGGAGATGCAGAGATGACGCAACAAAAAAACTCCCGCAAAGGCAGCGCTGTGTGGCCGATGGTGCTTTCCTGGCTGAGCAGCCTGATTTTGGCACTTTTGGCGGTGTTTGTCATGCTGTTTACCACGTTTGGTAACGTGGGCTATATGCAGAGCTGCGTGAAAAGCTCCGGCTATGCCCAGAGCGCCTATGATGATATGGTACAGGATTTTATCAGTTATGGTGCAGCCACCGGTTTTGATGCCGATGTTATGACGGGGTTTATGTCTGTTGACCAGGTGGAAAGCGATATGCAGGATGCTGTGGCGGGGCTGTATGCCAAAACGCTGACCTATTATACCCGCGATAATATCGCGGAAGCTGTTTACAGCGCCATGGAACAGGCTACGGCAGACCGTGGCATTACGCTGGAAGGCGAAACCAAGACGGCCGTGGAAACCGTGGCTGAGGCTGTGCGTATGGAGTATGCCTCCTACACCGCGGTGCCGCTGGTCGGCCAGCTGCGTACCCTGGTGCAGAAACTGCAAAAGGTGATGGTAATCGGCTTGGTGGTCAGTGCGGTGCTGCTGTGCGCTGCGGTAGTGTCCATGCTGCACATCAGCCGCAAAGATGCCCACCTGGGGGCGCGCTGCCTGGTGTATGCCCTTGGCGGTGCTGCTGTGGTGTGCCTGGTGCTGGGGGTGGGCGTTAAGCCGATGATCGGCTTAACGCGCCTGGGCATTGACCCGCCTGCCCTGAAAAACCTGCTGATTGCTTATGTGGGCGGTTTGTTTGGCCGCTTTGTGGTGATGGCAGTGATCTATTTTGTGCTGGCGATAGTGCTTGGCGTATTGGTGAGCAGGCACAAAAAGCACAGAGCATGATGATAGAGTTTATAGAATAAGATAAAAAGAAACGGTGCTGTACCCCGGACTTTATGGGGTACGGCGCCGTTTTTTGTGTGAAGATGGGACAGGCGAGATGGCCCTGGAATGTGATGGTGAGGGAAAAGACGGGTTTTGAGTGATGTGGAGGGGATTGTGATGGTATGCCACCTGTAGGGGCACACAATGTGCGCCCGCTGCCTTGCGGAGAATGATGTGGTGAAATATTAGACAAGGCCCGGCATGTGGGACGATGCGAAGCAGCGTCCCCTACAAATCTGTTTTAGGTGCATTACAAAATTTGTAATATGAGAGATGGGCCAAGGTTGCGGCGGGGTAAGGGCACCCCGCCCTACCACTTACCACATATTATAGGCAATACCGCATAATTCTAAGTGCCGATACGGCGAGCGAGGTACGGCAGATGCTAAGCCAAAAGCGCAGATAATACTGGATGTCTTATCGAGCATTTTGGCAACGCAGATGCCGTGCCGCAGCCGCCGGAGCGGTGCTTAAGCCGTAAGGCGGGAATTGTGCGGTGTTGCCAAAGAAAATCCTGTGAGAAGGAGGAATGCCTTTGCCGGATTACGAATTTTATACCGCCAGCTACCTGGGCGAAAAGATCCCGCAGGAAAGCTTTGCACGCTTTATTACCCGCGCCGCTCGCCAGCTGGAGCGCTACAAAAGTATGTTTGATGTGCGCCCGCGCGCGGGCCTGCAGGAACCGGAAGCCTGCGCCCTCTGCGCCATGGCGGATGCAATGTATGCCTTTGCGGAGGAGGACAAGCGCTGCCGCGTGGTGAGCGCCAGCGTGGGCAGCGTGAGCGAAACCTATGCTGCCCCGCCGGAGCTCTGCGCCGAAACCATCCAGAGCCGGGAAGGTTACCTGCGTGCCTTGGCGCAGGACTACCTGGTGTTTGGCCGCTATGCCAGCGGCGGGGTGGGCTGATGGCCGCGCCCTTACAGTACCCCCTGTGCTGCCAGACCGTTACCTTCTACCATGCGGACCCGGCGGCACATACCATCACGCGCACCGTTGTGCAGGGCGTACACTTTGATACCCGCCGCCGTGAAACCGCGGCAGGCGGCAGCGGCCCCGCAGGCAGTGCGGCCACGGCGTTTTTGCTGGTTATCCCGGAAAAACATGCGGCGTTTGGCCGGGATTATACGCTGGAACCCCATGACCGCGTGCTTGCAGGCACCGGGCCGGAGGTGAGCTACACCCAATGGCTGGATTTTACCCCCGCCAAAGTGCCGGGGCTGGCCGCTGTGCAGTATGTAGACTGTAAAACAGCGGCCGGGCAGGCTGCCCATGTGGAAGCGGGCGGCTGGTGGACCCGCTCCGGCAGCGGCGCGCACAGCCTGAGTAATTGACCGGAAAGGGGGAGACAAAGCGCGTGAATGAAACCTATTTTGAACAGTTGCTGCAATGGCTGGCCCGCTGCCCGGCTCTGACCGGTATTGATCTGCGTGTGGATGACCTGCCCCCGGCGGCGGGCACCGGGGCGCTCTTCCCCAAAGGGGTGGAGCAGACCGACCGCTGGCAGAACCTGCTGGGGCAGGTGACGGCCCGCCAAAAAATGCAGCTGGTGCTGCGCCTGAACCTGCCCTTTGTGCCGGGGGATGCGAATCTGAGTGCCCAGACCGCCCGCCGCCTGTTGGAACTGCAGGCCTGGGTGGCGGAGCAGAGCGCGGCCGGCTTTGCCCCGCAGCTTGGCAACGCTGACCCCGTACAGGAGACCCTGACCGCCGGGGCCGCCCGGCTGGAACAGGCCAACGATGAGGGTAGCGCAGTTTACACCGTTACACTGACGGCACACTATACGATGAAATGGAGTGATACATTTGAAGATTGAGCGCAAATATATGGCGCACTTTTTGAACGCGGCGTTTGGTTCCGGTACCGCCAGCTATTGCCGCTTGGGCAACGACCTGGAAGAATATTCCCCGGAACTTTCCGCCAATGTGGAAAAGAAAAATAATATCCTGGGCCAGACTTCGATCACGATCGACAGCTACCAGAAACAGGGCGAAGTGGCACCCTATTATGCCGAGAAAAACGACCCGCTGTTTGAAAAGCTGCAGGCCATTATCGACGGTGACCTGACGCTGGATGACCTGAAAACCGACATTGTGGAGGTTAAGCTCTGGGGCGAAGCATCCGCCAACGCCTACCCGGCCATCAAGGAGGAATGCTACATTGAGATCGTCAGCTATGGCGGCGATACCACTGGCTACCAGATCCCCTTTAATGTGCATTATACCGGCGTAAAAACCAAGGGTACCTTCAACATTAGCACCAAAACCTTTACGGCGGCGTAAGGCAGAACAGGAGGATGGATGATTTTACACAATGGGGATGTTTTGTTTGGCTGGCCGCTGCAAAGCCATGTGATTACCGCTGGGTGGTTTTATAATGACGGCAGCCTGCACCGGGCGCTGGATTTCCGCGCCGCCGTCGGCACGCCGGTGTATGCCGCGGCAGACGGTACGGTGGAAACCGCATACCGCTGGAATGGCCGCCGCACCCAGGGGGATACCAACAGCTATGGCAACATGGTCAAGCTGCGCCATGCGGATTACCGCGGCGGCCGGCTGGAGACGCTGTACGCCCATTTGAGCAAACTCTGCGTGGCCCAGGGGGAGACGGTATACGAGGGCCAGCTGATCGGCTACAGCGGGGATACCGGCAACTGTTACGGGGCACACCTGCATTTTGAGGTGCGGTACAAAAACCGCCGGGTCCACCCGCTGAACTGGCTGGATGCAGATTTTGCGGCGGCATCTACCGCGGTGCGGCTGGGCGGCTACCAGAGCGTTGCCCGCCCGGCAGCGGAAAAAACACAGCCGGTCCAAATGCAGACGGTAACGGTGGGGCCGATTTCCAACGGGGACGCTGCCCGGCTGTATGCCCTGTGCGGGGACCTTGGCCTGGTGGAATCGGGGCTGTACCACGCCGCCTATACGGAGGTGTGAGCAGGATGGAAGCAATTCTGGTGGCGCTGATCACCGGCGGGCTGAGCCTGCTGGGGGTGGTTATCACCAACATGATGGCTGCCCGCCGCGCGGAACAGCGGATGGTAACGGCCCAGGCGGTCACGGATGCCCGCTTGGAGGAGCTGACCCGCGAAGTGCGCGCCCACAACAACTTTGCCCAGCGGGTGCCGGTACTGGAAGAGCAGCTGCGTGTGGCAAACCACCGACTGAGCAACCTGGAAAAGGCGCATACCCCCGCAGGCCGGGCCATAAGTTAAAAGAAAAGCATAAAATAAAAAGGAGGAGACCATGGATCTGACAACTTTTGGTATGGCAGGGGTGGCGGCGATTACGGTTATCTGCTACCTGGCGGCAACAGCGGTCAAACAAACGCCGCTTGCCAATAAATGGTTGCCCACCATCTGCGGCACGCTGGGCGGTGTGCTGGGGGTGCTGGCCTGGTGCGGAAGTGTGCCGGACTTCCCGGCAGGCGACCCATTGACAGCGCTGGCCGTGGGCATTGTTTCAGGCCTCGCGGCAACCGGTACCAACCAGCTGATCCGCCAGCTGAAACAGCCGGAATAAAATAATAGGGGGAATTACCCTATGGCAACACCGCACAATTCCCGCCTAGCGGCTTAAGCACCGCTTCGGCGGCTGCGGCACTT